TTTGACGCAACAAGATTTGGTTCTAGTTCTATATCACCTTTGGCTAGTATAGAAATTGTAGAAACGGATGATAACAGAACAGGTGATCCTACCACTATTAAAAGTGTAAGTTATTTAGCTATTGGACAAGATATAAGAGATATATTTTTTCAGAGAGCAGAATCAACTGCTGCTAATTACGGTTGGTATATAGATGGTCAAACTAATGATGATTTAAATTGGGATATTCATATTATCAGACCAATAATTGATGCGTTTAAAACTAACGGTATATTTGCTACAAACATAGATGGTGCTGGTTCTTTAAGTATTACAGGAGGATATTTTGTAGGAGCTGCTGATGCCTCTGCTTGCATTTATGTCACTAACAGTAATGGTGTTGCAGTAACAGGTGGAGCGCAACTGTTAGGTTTATCTAATAACAGTAGTAGCAATACAGATGACGGTGTTAGATTGGATAATTGTAGTAGCTGTCTTGTTGTAGGTAATAGATTTGCTAATTTACAATATGGAGTTTCTTTAAATGGCACAAGTTATACTTCCGTACAAGGAAATGTATTTAGTGCTGCTGCAACTGAAACTGAAGGTACACCAACTTTACATGACGCTATAAGAGTATTTGGTACTTCGACTCGTAATACAATCATAGGAAATACTATTAGAGGTAAAGATACATCTGGGGCTGCTCAATATAGTAATGGTATTAATATTGCTGCTTCTGCTGATGATAAAAATGTAGTTATCGGTAATGTAATAGATCCTAATACAGTTGCAGCTGAAATTACAGACGCTTCAAGTAACAGCATTAAAGATCACAATATAACTTCTTAATTTACTTTTATATAAAACAAAAACAATGACAATTAACTATAGCGGTTCCACTACTGTCACTGAAGGATTTGAAATTCCAACCCATGATTACGTTTCAATGACATATGCAGGAACTGGCAACGCAGGGGCTAATGACCCTACAACCATTACTTATAAAGATGGTGGTAGCAGCGGTACAACCGTTGCAACATTAACACTTACCTATGCAGCAGCTGGGCGAGTAGCAACAGTTACGAGGTCCTAATCATGGCAATAACCTTTAATCCACTGACAAGGTCTTTAGACAACACAGTTGAAGGTCAAACTAATTTAGGTACAAACACTAACTTTGGTGATGATGTAAAGTTAACATTTGGAGTAGGTAATGATTTACAACTTTATCACTCAGGTACGGCTTCCTTTATTCAAAATACTACCGCTTCTACTTTGCTTCTACAAAATGAGGCTAATATTCAGTTTGAAGCTAAAAGCGGTGAAGATTCTTGTAAAATGATTCCCCATGGACAAATCGAGTTATATTACGATGCGGTTAAAAAATTAGAAACAGCTTCTTATGGAACATTTACAAGTGGAACTGTTGCATGTAGTGGCGACTTGGATATAGCAAATGACACAGGTAAAGTAAAACTTGGTGCAAGTGCTCATCTACAAATTTATCACTCAACTAATAGTTATATTGACAGTATTGATGGTGATGTATATGTAAGAGTCAACAGTACAGAAAATGCTATTAAATGTACACAAAATGGAAATGTAGAACTTTCATTTGATGGAACTAAAAAATTTGAAACGATTTCCGATGGCTGTACTGTAAGTCAAAATCTTAATGTAGGTTCTGAATTAAACTTAACAGGAGGTTCAGATGGTGACAGATTTATTGATGCACAAGTTGGTACTGGTGCTTTAAATATTAGAAAAATAACTGGTGGAGATCTTGGTCATGAGACTATGGCTAAGTTTTTCGGTGATGCAGGCTGTGAGCTGTACCATAATGCAGTAAAGAAATTTGAAACTACAGGATCGGGCATTACGGTGCAAGGATCAGTTACCACGCAAGATATGAACATGTCTAACCTTAATGGCAGTGCTAATGAAGTAGACAACACAAAAGGTTCATGGAGCTTACAAGAAGGAGCAGACGATTTATTTTTAATAAACCGTGTTAACGGAAAAAAATATAAATTTAATATTACAGAAATAAACTAATGGCAATTACAAAAACTTGGGAAGTCAATACATGTGTCCGTGAAACTGCGGATGGTTATGTAAACAAAGTTATCTATCGTGTAGATGCTACCGATGGTACTTACAAAGCAAGAGCTACGGGTAACGTAACATTAACTAAACCTAAAACTCTTATTCCATATAAAGATTTGACACAAAGTCAAGTTATTGGTTGGGTAAAAACAGCTGTAGAGGCAATGGCTACTGCAGGTAATGGTCCTACAGTTGCACAAATAGAAGCAGCTTTAACAACTCAAATTAAGGAGCAAAAAACTCCTACAACAGCAGTTGGAACTCCTTGGAGCTAACTCCTACACCTTTACCTCAAGCTAATTTACCTCAAGCTCCAAATATACCTAGAGTTACTTTAGATATACCTACAGCTGATATACCTTATTACAAACAAATGGTGGTTCCTCCTAGTGATTTGGAGCCACCTCCCGGAGTTGAATCTGAAGCAAAAGATGAAGCACCACCAGGAATTAGAGAGGTAAAAATACCAGTAATAGATCGTAAAATACCTTTACCTGAAAATGAAATATTAATTACTGCATCCACCACAGCAGTAGTTTCCGTAGCAGCCACCCTTACAGCTACCGCAGCCTTTAAATGGGTTGTAACAGGAATGAAACCAATATTAAAAACGGCATGGAAAAAGTTAAGCCAGAAGAAAAAAAAGGTTTCCTAAAAAAACTTAAAGAAAATGTAGATGATCATGAAGAACAAATGGCAATACTGGGTGCAGCGGTGCGTCTAGGTGTTGTTGTTTGGAGTGGATTCATAATCACTCTTAATTATGTTGAGTTACCTATGGTTAAAAAATCAAATGCGTCAGCCGATATTACGTTCGTAGCCTCGATTTTTACGGGTGCGCTGGCAACATTCGGACTGTCCACGGGTAACGGCAAGAAAAATGGAAATGGAAACGGAACTACCACAAACAAAGAAACAAAATGAAGAAATGGATTCTTCTCTTAGCACTGTTGTCACCCGCAGTAGCGAGAGCAAACACAATTACGCCTCAATTCACACAGGGCAGTATGAACTCGACTACCACCACAACTCAATCAATAAGCGAGACAATAAATCAAGAAGTCTTTGGAGCCGAGGTAAAAACTTGGTCTGGAACAAATGTAACTCCTTCTGGAGATATTTCAGACTCAGCAACTACTTTCAGCTTAACAACAGATGGAGCAGATTTTCAGTTAGAGATAACAGAAAGAGCAGCTGGTCTAATCGAAACAATAGACACAGTTCGCACTATAGACACTACTTCTACAACATCTTCTTACTCAGTCTTCTCTCAATAAATCCAGCATTTGCTGAAGATGATGGAGAAACCAATAATGTATCCAACCCCGTAGCAGCCGCAACGGGAAATGTTACTAACCAAGCGGTGATGTTCCAGAACAATGGAGCACCTAGTCGTCAACATTATGGTGGAAATATAAGTTGCAATGGATCTACTATGACCTTTTCTCCTTTTTACATGGGTAACCATACAAAACCATGGGAAGCAGAAGAAGAAACAGGAATGGAACCTAGCAGCTATACCTTGGCTGAAAACTGGGGGTTTCAAGTTAACTTTATGATTCCCCTAGATAAACGTGGCTTAGAACAATGCAGACGAATAGCTGCAAGACAAGAAGAAAAAATGCGCCTTGACTATGAGCTTACCCGTGCTCTCAAATGTGCATCCCTACAAAAAACGGGTTTTACCTTACTACCCGGATCTGATTTTTATCACATGTGTTCTGACGTAGTACCAATTAAATCAATAGTAAAACAAGAAAATGTTAGCACTACTAAAACCAATCGTTTTAACCTTTTTAAAAAGCCCTAAATTTAAAGTATTTGTAATTGATCTGCTTGAAAAATTAGTTGAGCAAACTGATAACGAGCTTGATGACAGAGCACTACAGATAGTTAAAAAAGGTTTGGACATTAACTAATGGCAAACGTCAGTTTAAAAATCGGCAAACATAAAAGTCGTACTGGCGGACTGACTAAAGCTGGTAGAGAAAAATACAACAGAGCTACAGGCTCAAACCTAAAAGCACCCCAACCGGGTGGCGGTCCTCGTAAGAGATCATTCTGCGCTCGCATGTCGGGTGTTAAAGGACCAATGAAAAAACCAAACGGCAAGCCTACACGTAAGGCACTTGCCCTTCGTAAATGGAAATGTTAATTATGCCAAGTGGAAAAGGTACCTACGGTACAAAAAAAGGAAGACCACCTAAGAAGGGAGGCAAAAAATAATGGCACATAAAGGCAAAGGCTCATGTGGCGGTATGAAAAAAGGCAAAGGTGGTAAACGCTGATGGCTAAACGCGGACTCTATGCAAACATTCACGCCAAACGTTTAAGAATCAAGAAAGGTTCTGGCGAAACGATGAGAAAACCCGGAGCTAAAGGTGCTCCTACTAATGCAAACTTTAAACGTGCTGCTAAGACAGCTAAAAAATAATGGCAGCAAATAACATCTTAAAAATAAAAACTGTTCGTGGAGTACCTAAATATCTATACAACATGGATAAGGAAAGGTATGGCGATAAGTTTAAAACTATCAAAAAGATAGAAAAAAGAGTACAGAAGAAAAAGAAAACCAAAAAAAGAAACGCATGAAAAAAAAAGCAACCGAAGATCAATTCAACGAGTTGCATAACTTAGTTACTAAGGAGTTCCTCGCTCGAATCAAAGCAGGCGAGGCAACTACTCAAGACTTAAAAGCAGCCTGCGATTGGTTAAAAGCTAATGATATTAGCGGTGTTGCTTATGACGGGAACCCTCTGTCAAAACT